AGTTAATGCTCACATCTGGCTTTGGATTTATCAGGATTTTGAATTGACGACCGAAACTTCCCTTAATGTTAATTTCCTGAGGCGAATAAGAAGGAGTCGACAATACTGTTACTCCAGCCATTGACTTCTTGATATTCGTTCGAGTAGGTTCGGTCTTTGAGATAGAATCCGGCATAATAGGGAATGTCAGATAATCTATCGTATTGTCATCACTATCCGCAAGTTCCAAAGCAACCATGTACCATTCGAAGTCGTTGGGATACAGGCTCGCAAGAGCCTGTCCCCCGATTGACTTCGCCATGTTCATAACTGTATCTAATGCAGACATATCTTTAAATTTTTCTACAAATATAGTAAATCGTTACAATATTTTTCCTGGACCAGTCGTAGCACCTGTCTGAGCAGTAGCAGAACCAGCGGTCGAAACAGGGATTCCAGCCTGAACCTCACCCGTCTTGACAAAAGCGTCAATTGCGTCTGCCAACCCGTTCGCGAACTTACTATCATCAATCTCGGTTTCCTTTCTCGCGTCTGTCATCAATTTCAATATTGATTGTGCGAGTGCTGTCTTATTTAATGGCATAATCTCTTATTTATTAAAGAATTGTTTCAATAAACTGTTCAATTCAGTCGTCTTCTGGATTGTAGGCGGTAACGGTGTGCCACTCGGACCAACAGCCGTTGAAACGGTCAATGTTGCTATCGCATCCACAATCTTCGTCAACAACTCGTTCAAACCTGTACCCCCATTGATAATCGCCATTTTCCCATTGCTGATTTCAATCATCGCTTCTCCTTGAGAAAGAGTCACTTTCTTGTCCTCAAAACGTAGGGTGCAATCGAATATCGTGGTTTCGGCTTTGCTTCCATTTACCGTGTGTTTGTAATCGGTGTCACCCACCTTTGTTTCGGTCACGAACCCTTGCTCCGTTATAGTCGTTTTTGAGAAGTCTTTGTCCTCGTCCTCACCATACGTAGCAAACACACTCATTTCTTCCTTATTGACGCTTATTCCCGACTCATTTTCGGTGACAGGGTCAATCATCTTTGCAGTGAGTTCCTCAAAAGCCTCTATTTCGGCTTTCTTGCTCGCAGTCACTTTCACTGTACCCGTTGAACCAACCTCAAGAAGAGCGTTCTCATCGCCAAGTGCATTTATCTTGAGCGTTCCGAACTGTTGCCCCCGAACATTGATAAACAGGGTTCCTCGCTTCGCACTACCTGTAATGCTCAAAGAACCCTTGTCCCATTCCCGAAGGATTGAAAACTCTTCATCACTTCTCATAGGGATTCTTCCATTCGTTGCAACAAACGTACCAACTATCATCGGTTGGTTCATGTACGACTGTGAAATCCACATTACTGGAGTTCCCTTTTCACCAACTTTTCGAGGAAACTGTATGTTCTGAAGAGCCTCGTTTGAAATAAAGCACTCGTGAATAATATTCCCCTCGCTATCATCAATGATAGATATCTTGTTGGTTCTGAAACAGGTGTCAACGAACTTATCTCGGTCAACCCCCTCCGGAATCAATACATATCCGAACCCAGTTGTTTGCTGGACTATCCCCTGTTTGCGTACAGGGGAAACTCCTTGCTTTCCTACTTTCTTAACTCTAATCTGTGCCATCTTTAAACATTTCTCTTTTTAAGAAGAAGTTGAACACACTCGAATTGACTCCAAACTTCGTAGAAGAAGGAGCAATCGTTTCATCCTTATGCTTTGGGTCACGTTTCTGAATGTCGGCTCGTATCCCGTCTATATCCACGATGTTGAAATAGTTATTAGAAGCATTCGTAATATATTCAACCAACATTCCTCTTTCGACTGTCAGCACCGTAACACGGTCAATGGCATCGTTCGTGAACGATATTGTATTGTTTACGGCTGTAACATAGAACAACTCCTGTGTGGATTCTAAGATGATGAACGTCCCCACTTTGATACGTCTATCCCCATTCAGCGTTATTGTCCCCTTACGAGTAAACGGAAGATAACAGGTCGTCTCCACAACGTATAACAGGTCATTCAATAAGGCTTGCGACATTGTGTTGATATTCTTCTCATCGTCCTTTCCTTTCAGGCTCTTTTCTGAGAGGTAAATGTCATTCGTGATACACCGCTTATTTCCGAAGCGTTCCACGTATTCGTTCAGGAAGATAATAGGAACCAACGCCAATGATGAAAACTGTGAACTGCCTGTCAAAGCATTCTGGGGCATTATTCTGTACCAAGCATAAACACGGTTATCGTACTCAAGAGAATATGACAGTAAATCCTTCGGCTCTACTCCAACATACTGTTTCGAATTTACGACACTCTGTATCGCTGTCTTCGTGAACGGTGGCTGGCGAGCCATGAGGTCGTATTCATTCCCCCACGTATCACCCCAAAATTCAACGAAAGGTTGCTGACAAATCTTATTGAAGAAATCCATCAGGGTTCCTTCGGGGTTCGTCAGTGAACGGTCAACGATACGTCTGTCTGACAGTTGTGAATCTACCCACAACTTTATCATCTGCCATACCCCTCGTGCTTCCGGACGTTGAGCGCAATGAGCAAAGATACTGTCAGGCACGATACCTATGTTAGACAACTGGTCAATAATGAACGATGATACCGTATCAATTTGCTGGAATTCATACGCAAAATAATAGTCGTAAGAACCTGTCACCATATTACGCTTGAACCACGATGAAGACGGGTCTCCACCATAGAACCAACGGTCGGGACTTCCCTCAACAAATTTCAACGGAATAAAGTAGGAACCATCCTCAACTAACAACTTTGACAGGTCTCGCCCATTTACATTCACAGAATAGTCAGTACTGCTGGCATCTACATTCGTTGAAACAGTATCAACCAACCCCATCATATCCCATATCAACTTGTTATTCAATTCAGACGGTTCGACGACGTGTGTGCTCGACTGTCGCTTCCCTTGGTCTTCGTACTTCTCTTTCTTCAGTTTCTCGAACCGTATGAAGACCATATCATTGTGCTGTATAAACTTCGAGAACCAATCACGATTGATACTCCCTCGCTTATCAGTGATGTTGAAATGGTTAGCGAAATCATCCCCGAATGTCTGTATTGTCAGCGTATCAGTAGGAACCAACTCGAAAGAAAATGTCCCCATTTGGAAGTCCTTTTGAGTCGAACAGGTTCTTATCCATGAACTGATGTCGTATATCTTACCAAAAGCGTGAGAATATACCCACACTTTGATATTCAATGCCTTCATCTGAACGTGATACTCCTTATTCTCATCACCTGAACCCAACGCTGCCGCACGCTTCCGTGCCGCATACGAGTCGTTGATAGGCTTCGAACTACTTGATTCTCCATTGTTCGTAGGCGAGTCCCACGGAACATATTCGGGGTCGGACAAGAGTTCTTTCTGTTTATCTGACCAGAAAGCCGAAAAACTGCTATACTGGCGCATAAACAGGTCGGACGCAAGTATCTCTTGCAGTTCGGCTGTTATCTGTTTGTTCGGTATAGCGTACCAAGTACCGATAGGAATCAACGGTGGCTTATTCTGCTCTATTTCGCTCTTATACTTCTCTTTCATGAGCGGAGAATAATTGTTGATTATTATCTCCGCATTTGTCCAATGACCGTCTGAAAACTTTAAGAAGTCGTCGACAGTCAAGTCTTCTTGATACCCCTGTTTTTTCAGGTCGTCAAGGAAATCTTGGATAGTCGCTGCCTCGCGACTATCTCCAATTCCCTTAAACCAATCGGTCGAATACGGTGGTATTTTCTTTTCCTCTTCTGCCATAACCCTTATTCTTGAGTGATTGTTAAATTATTCAACGCTTTGGTCGCTCCATCCTTCGTTCCAGCAGCAACAGACTCCCGAAGTTTCTGTAACTGTTCATCGGTAAGTTGTAAGGCAGGGAAGCCACCCTGTTGCCCTGAACCAGCACCCGCACTTCCGGGAGCAGGAGCCACGATTGTAACAGGTATCGGACCCTCGTCTTTAATAGCCTTAACAACCGCAGCAATAGAACCTTTGCCACCAAGGATTTCTTCATATCCGTCCTTGATTTTTCTATTCTGAGTTGCGGCAGTAGAAGCAGCGATATCCCCAACCATACTTCGAGCCTCCGCTTCAGAATACTCAGCACCCGTTGAACGACCACGTCGAAATATCTTCTGGGCATCGTTTCCGGTTGCCTTTTCCAAATCAATGATGTCGGTCATTGACAAGTTAGGGAAGATTGACTTCATTACCTGTCGACCCATTTCACCGCCACCCGTCATCTTCTGTATTCTTTCAAAGAACTGTTGCTGAAGTTCAGGTTTCTCCGGCATCTGTTCAATCATCGCTTGTAAATCCGATAATTGAGCATCGGGACCAGCAACCTCTCTTGCGGTTCTCAAAAGCAACGCTTGGCTGACGTCATCTTGACTTATATTGTTTCCCATCAAAGAGTTCTGTACACGCTCTAATTGGCGACCCTCCATCCCAGTAGCGTTCTGGATACTTGTCATCGAACGTACAATTCCAGCCGTATTGATTCCACCTGTCCTGTTAAGAACATTTTCCGCCATACGGTTGAACGATTGTAGGTACTCCCCAAGTGTCGACGCAATGTACTGGTCACTCTTTCCGAGACCCTGTAAGTTAGTGTCGAAAGCCTGTACGACGTTGGCTCCTGTACGACCTGAACGGTCAAAACGGGTTGTCGCCAACACCGAAGCAGCGTCATCTTCCGATAAGCCTCTAATCTTACCAGCCATTAACAGTTGGTTCACATCATGAAGCGAAGTGTTCCGTTCATAGGCTCCTGCTTTCTGTAAAGTTGTAACCTGCGACAAATAGTCTGTCATATTCAACCCCAGCGTCCGTGAAGCCCATGTAGGAAGTTCATCCCTGTCTGTCACCAACCCAGCCTTATCGGCATTCCTCAACTGCTGTTTCTTCTGACTATATTCCCAATCTTTCCAAGCCTCCGCCTCATGCTGAGATGTTGGAAATGCAACAAGTCCATCGAGGTCAATTGTTCCTGGTTGAGGTGGATTTACCTTTTTCTGTTCCTGCTTCTGCCTGTATGACCAGTCAGTCGCCATTTTATAATCATGATACGATGTGTTTCCACCCGTAACATAATCAACATTATCCCCGAATGAATCAAGGAATTGGCTTCCCAACGCTTGTCGATAGGACATACGATGTAAAGCGGAATAATCACCCAACGCTCTATCGTTCTGGGTTGCCGCATTACGACCAACTTCCTTCTTTTCGGCTTCGGCTCCGGATATACCGAAAGTCAGCATATTCAACAGCCAATGATTCCCCCTGTTATTCCGACGCTGGAATTCATTTTCAGCACCGTACTGAGCAGACTCATATTTCGCTTGCTGACCCAATATCGTACCAATACCCATTATGAGCGCACCGAAAGGAAGCATTCCCATCAACCCACTCATGCTCGTAGGCATCTTGAACCCTTTACCAAACATTCCAGAACCGCTTCCCTGCCCAGAAGTAGGCACATCAGGAGTTTCGGGTGCAGGAGGCTGTGGGGGTTCCCCACCGCTGCCTGTTGGCAAAACTCCATTAGTGTCATCCCTCTGGGTCTTTTCCATCAAGTCTGCTATCCGTACAACTTCTGACAGTATTTTATCGAGAGTCGTTTGCTGGCGTTCGGTCAATTGAGTATTTAAAGCACGACCAGAGGTTCCCGGAGTAACCGCACCCCCTCCACCGCTTAAAGGTCGCCCAGTATAAGGGTCTATAAGCGTCGGTCTTCTTTCAGTCGGGGTATCATTAGGAAGCCCACCTTGCATTCCCCCTGCGAGAGCGTTTCGCTCCTTTAACAGGTCGATTTGCTTTTGAATGACTCCAACGGTTTGTTCAGCGATGTTCTTGAACTCGCTTTCCATTTTGTTGAAGTCGTTCCACAAGGCTTGGGCGTTCTGTCGGAGTTCCTGAAGCGGTGACGCATCAGCCGATACCCGTATTCTCTTGTCTTCCGCCATTTTGTTCTAATTTAAGCATTTCTTCAATTTCTCTTTCAGCCTCAGTAGAGAAGTCCTCAATCGTAGTCGGAGCCTTAAAGATATCCCCAATTCCGGGAATGTACTTATCTTTATTCTTCTCGTGTTCAGCCTGAAACTCCTTTAAATACAACTTGTCTTCCTCGAACTCAAGGAGTTGATATATAAAAGAAGATTCCCGATGTTCAGGGGACATAAATGAAACATTATGCTTTATTCGCCACCACCTGTCCAACGGGAATCTATTATTCCAACTGACCACACCCTGTATCAGTTCAGAACGTCTCATGTTACTCCTCTTTCTTTACGTCATCACTTTCTTCGCCTTTAAGCAGTTCAGTAATTTCCTTGAAGAACGGAGCAACAGTCTTGAAGTATTCATCGCGGATAAGTTTATAATCCCTGACGTCAAGTTCTGAAAAGTTCTTCACTTTCAAGTCCTCTATCAGTTTAGGACAAAGAACCACAATGGCTGCTTCAATGTCAATCATGTCCAAAGCGTGTTGAGCCTGAACTGAAGGACTCATGACCATCGAGTTATAGAAGCCTCTTGACAGGCTTTGCTTCATCGCCTCAATCTGATAGAACTGTCCCACTGTGGGGAACTTCACAGGGTAACTGTGACCCTTGATTTCAATTGTTACTTCATCTTTTATCATAATCGTTTCTTATTTAAAGCAAGGCAGGATTACCCTGCCATGCTGATTGGTTCAAGATAAATACCACTGATGTCGGTTCCCGCAAGACCAGCCTCTTGAACGCTGAACGATTGTGTGTTCAGCAGACAGCCTTGGAGACGAGCAATGGTTTCACCCGTGTTATCAACTTCGGTAACAAGTTTCGTCGCAGCGTCTTCGCTTGATACCGTCTTAGCATACACCGTGATGTCGAACGCAATGTCGCCCAGAACCAAACTGTTCTTAATCTCCGCTATGCTTCCAAACTTTTTCAGCATCTTCTTCATAATCGGAGTATTGAACGAGATGAAGTATTGGGAAACACTCCATTGACAAGTGTAAACCACAGGGGGAGCCTCCTGATAAGTCAGACTGCCGAGTCCCTGTACATTTGCACGCTGTACGTTCTCTGAGAAAGTCAGGTTGCGGACGTATCCTGCAACCTCGTTATCTATTTTGATAAACGCTTTCGGTGCTGTAAAAACTCTTCCTCTTGCCATATCTTTTAATTTTTAAGTAAGAATCCAGTGAAGAAAATCTTAGTGATTTCGCTGTTCACCACCACCTCATAGGTAACATCGTAGTAGTCCTCAATTCGGGTTGCAACTACATTCTGGAAACGCTGTATCAAGTTGTCCTGATTAGCGGTTGCCACACGTGATTGCAAGAAATTGATTGTCCAAGTCTCAAGAGCACCTTTTGACAAGGTATTCAAGTTCACACCGTTTTCATCACCCAACAGGTCGATTTCTGCATTCACCACACACTCTTTGTTCAACTGTGCGATAACACGCATGAACTGGATGCTGAATGAGAGACCCTTTTTGTTGAATAATGTTTTGTTATCTTGCAAAGTTGTAACACCCTGTAAGACCACGAAACGACCGAGATACGGGTTCGGATAAACCACAACCAAACCAGCCTTAACAGCCTTTTCCATTTCCTTCTCGTCAGGAATGTGCTGAAGTTTATCACCACCGATTGTCTTGTTGGTAACGGGGATATAAGGAGGTTTTCCGCTGACACGTCCAATGACCTGACACAGATTGTAGAATACACCCCACCAACGTACCTTTGAAGCAACGAAGTCGCTCGCAGTACCGATACCACCATGAACGCAAACCACGTATGCGTTGTTGAACTGTTTCGCCATACCCAGTGAGTCGTTGAACTTCACTTTCGAGTCGTATGCCCCAACATACACAAATTTATCGAACTTCGCCTGAGTGTTACGGTGTGCGATAACCTTGTTATTCGTAGCACCAGCACCCGAAGCACCGATTTGGTCAGTGAATACGATGTTATATTCAACATCGGTGATTTGAGCCAACAGGTCATCGAGGTCAGTCGGTTTGTACTGTTCCGTACCACCTGTCGCAACCTGATATCCTGCGTTATCCGTGATATCTGACGCATCAACCGTTCCGTCACCTGTAATCTTGCTTGAATCATCAAGTATAAAACGAGCACCGAAGTTCTCGTCAGTCTGGCACCAAGCAATGACTTCAGCCATATTGGTACATTCAGGAGTCTGACACAGAAGATACGGTTCAGCCTGTTCAACTGTCAGTTCATCGTAGGACAATTCAACACCCGTGATGGGGTCTTTATAAAGTCCTGTAAAGGTTCCTCGCCAGAACTTGATTACGAAAGCATTCGGGTCTTCTGTTCCGGCTTCCACTGTGAAGGCATAACCCGTTTTCAGGATATCGCCCTCGAGAGTGCCATTAGCGTTCAATCCCTCGTCGATAGTTTTCACTACCAGCGTACCACCTTTCGACCCACCACCCGTAGGAGCGAAAGTCATCGTTGCCGGAGTTGTCGTACATGCACGGGCATACAGTAACTTGCTGATACCAACCGCATCCGCATTATACGGGTCGGGGGTAAACAGAGCCTCTGCACATTTCCAGAACATTCCGCCTTTCACGAAATCCCGGAAATCCGATAATGTTTCGAACTCGTAGACAGCGTCCTTGCCTTGCTTGTCAGTTCCGTTCACACCAGAACCACCACCGAAGCCAGCACCATAAACACCTGTGTCAATCAAGAGCACAGTTCCATAGTCCAAATTTCGGGAAGCACTACTCTCGCCCGACGTGATTGTAGAATACACACCAGGAAGAGTTCTCAATTTTCCATTAAAATAGACACTCGTTGCCATATTATCATTATTAAAGAGTTTACGAATTTATTTCGGAATAAAGGTATAAAATTTTTCCAAAACATCAATAATCACAAATCTTTTTGAGGAAGGGCAGGAGCCGAAACTCCTGCCCAAACTCATTAAGAAATCTTCCAAGTAGTGTTGGTCGTAATCTTGAATGTCTGAGAACCACCTGTTGCCCCATAGGACAAACTGGTAGGAGTGACGTCAAGATACAGAATCTTCGCTACCAATGTTCTCGCACCTGTTACTGTGAACGTGTACGACAGACTCGTGCTGACACGGGTACTGCCCTCGTACCATCCGTCAAATACATCTTGACTGTTGGTCTTAGTACATTTCACCGTTGCTGAAGCACCATAAGCATAAGAGCCACCGCCAGATACAGAACCACGTCCCGCAGCAGAACTGTCAAGACTGACTGAAATTGTATATGACTTGGTAGTTCTCGTACCACGAGCCTCAAGAGTCACTGCACCTGTAATGTTTGTCGGAGCATACGTTACCGATGTTGAAACTCTGGTAGAACCATTGTACCAACCGTCGAATCCGTATGTATATTGAGCATTGCTCGCCATTACCGTTGCAGTAGAACCAGCAGCATTCGAACCATAACTTACAGATTCACTCGCACGACTCACTGAGGAAATATAACTTCCCTTATTGTAAGTTACCGTATAACTTCTCAGGCTTCTCGTTCCTTTCGCTGTGTACGTTGCATTAGCAGTTACACCCGTAGGAGCATAAGTCGCAGAAGAAGTCACCCTCGTTGAACCGCTATACCATCCATCAACACCATAAGAGTATTGAGCCGTCGTTCCGTTTACAGTCATCGTTGAACCAGCCGCATTTGCTCCGTGAGCCACACGTTCTGTCGTTCTACTCAAACTTGCCACGTAATCACCAGCCGAATATGTGATAGTATAATAGATTCTCGTGAACCTTGCATATACAGTCATCGAAGCCGTTACTCCCGAAATTGCGTAGGAAGCAGAACTACTCAACAACGTACCACCGCTCGCACCAGCCGAATACCATCCGTCGAACTTGTATCCCGCAGCAGCCGAAGCCGTTACCGTGATACTTCCACCATGATTTACACTTCCACCACCTGAAACAGTACCACCAGTCGTTCCGGCTGTATAGTTTCCTGTGCCGTCTGTGGTTCGGTAGTAAGCCGAAGGACTAACAGTATAAGAGTTGATGTTTGCTTTGGCTGTAAGAGACAGATTTGACTTGACAGCGGTCGGAGCATACGTCAATGAAGTTGATACACGGGTTGGACCATTATACCATCCATCAAATGTATATCCCGTCGTTACTGTCGCAGTACATCCTGTTGCATTTGCTCCCCAACTTACTGTTTCAGAAGTCTTGCTGATTTTCGCGATACCTGTTCCCTTGACATAAGTCACGGTATAAGTGTTCGTCGTGTATTCAGCCGTATAGGTCGCATTTGCGGTTACAGTCACTTCACGAGAGGCAGTAGTTACACCGTCAGACCATTTCGAGAATGTCTTTCCTTCAATAGCCGAAGCAGTGATAGTTACTTTCGTACCGTAATTATAAGTGCCAGAGCCAGAACCGTTCACGACTGTCAGCGTGTACTTATTCACTGTCGCAACGCCACGAGCCTCAAAGGTTCTCGCTGCCGTGATATTCGCAACACTCAACGCCAGAGCCGTTCCTATCTGTGTACTTCCTTCATACCAGCCACCGAATGAATAAGTGTACTGAGCCGTATTTGCCGGAAGAGTCGCTGTACAGGTTGCAGTTCCACCATAATTAACCGTTTCACTCGTCTTGCTGATAGAAGCGATATTCGCATTCTTCGTATAGGAGACTGTGTACTTATTAATCGTCGCAGACGCTGTCAATGTACAATTGGACTGAACCCCTGATAGAGTAGCCTTTCCAGCCGTTACCGTCAATGTTCCTGTTCCGGAGGTCTTAGTCCAAGTCGGAGTATTGTATCCCGTAGAAGCAACCGCAGTTTCTGAAGTTACTGTTCCGTTATACGCAACACGTTCTGTGGTCTTCGTCAAAGCATTTACACCTGTTCCTCGAGTATAAGTTACTGTGAACCAATTCTTTTGGAAGCGAGCATAAACCGTAACAGCAGCCGTCACGCTGTCAATGACATAACTTGCAGCCGTACTTACTTGAGTGCCACCTGCGTCGTACCATCCCTGGAAGGTATAACCTGCCGCTGCAGCAGCCGTTAAGGTCGCTTTAGAGCCATAATTATAAGTTCCCGAGCCTGTTACCGAGCCACCGTTATTTCCTGTCGTAAACGAACCAGTAGAGTCCGTATCACGGTATTGAGCCGTTCCTGTAATAGCAAACGTCTTAATAGTGGCTTTCGCAGTGAGCGTCATGTTACTTGTTACGTTCGTCGGACCATACTTCAGAGCCGTACTAACACGAGTCGCACCGTTGTACCATCCGTCGAAATTGTAACCTGTCGTCAGGGCAGCAGTAGAGCCAACAGCGTTTGCACCGTGTTCAACGGTTTCGCTGGTAGGAGTCACTGAAGCAATTCCCGTCTCTTTTGCATACGTGATGACATAAGTATTGATTCCGAACGATGCAGCATACGTTGCATTTGCCGTGACATTCGTAACAGTCAATTTCGCTGTCTTCACACCGTTACTCCAACCACTGAACGTGTATCCAGTTGCTGCCGTCGCAGTAGAAGAAGCCTCTCCACCATATTCAACACGAGCCGAAGTAGGAGCAATA